CTTGAGAATGAAGATAAAAAATTGACCTCTAAGACGTTGAATCAACTCAAGGCAAATTATAAACGATCTGAACCAAATGTCCCACTTAATTACATACACTTTTTCCTCAAAACTCAACATAAAATCAACGCAAATACAATTAATGGCCCCGCCAAGGCCGCTCAACCTGTGGCACAACATAATGATATCTGGATTTTGCTTTTAGGTGCAGCCATCCGTTATCTTACTTATAAAGAGAAGGAAGTCTGGCCTAACTTATTTTACAAACATTCACAAAAGAACGCTCATGATCTCGATAAGTTCTGCAAAGATAATTTGCCTGAAGGTCCCTATTACATGAACGATTATACTGCGTATGATCAATCTCAAATGGGTGAAGCCTTAGTATTCGAGGAATTGCGAATGCTTAAATACATGATTCCACAAGAACTTATCGAACTCTATGTCGACATTAAACTAGGCATGGACTCCACATTAGGTCCTCTTCAAACAATGAGATTTTCTGGCGAACCTCCAACTTTTGAATTTAATTCGGCTGTAAACATTGCTGTTCTCAATATGAAATTTGACCTCAAAGGTTATTGCGTATTTATAGCTGGAGACGATTCAGGAATTGGTGGTGTACCAAAGATCCGACCAACATGGGCTTATATTGAACCAAGACTCACATTAAAAGCTAAACCGTTGATTGACACTCGTCTTGAATTCGTGTCTTTCTTTTTAACGCCTCATGGCATCATAAGAAATCCTAAAGTTCTTCTCGTTCGTTACCAATTAAAAGCCGATATAGGAGAACTTCCATTACATATACCAACAATTGCACAGGATTTAAAATTAGGTTATGATATGGGTGAGCATTTATTTTTGTATCTTAACCAACTCGAATTAGACTGTCATTTTGCCCTAATTCGTCAGTTCCATATAATCAAGCAAGAATATCGGTTCACTGCTCGTGATTTAGAGCATCATTTAGATAAGTTTTTCCTTTTATGTGATCGTATTCGTTCCGCCCGTGGAATGAAGCGCAACATTATGCGCCAGGAATTGGCAGTCATTTATTCTGCTCTATCTTTCGATGAACGTAAGCATTCACGTGCTTTATTCCTCGAAATGATGGGGCCTATGATTAATTATTAATTAAGCTAGTACCATTTTTATTTTATTCATATATTTATCAAAATTATGTTATGATTAACTCATTAATTATTGGCCTTAAGCAAATATGAATCCTATACACCAATGTCAAAATCCTAATGCACTCAAAATCCATTGGTTATCCGGTGGCTATGTTTCACAATGTTATGAATTTCCTCATGTACATAATTATGAATGCTGCAATGCTATTATTCGCCGACAACACGGCCAAGTTAATAATCTCGTTCGACCTTCTACACCACAACCACAACCACAACAAACTCCTAATCCACCTTCACAACAACCCACTCCACAACATACACCATCTAATTCCAATTCTTCTAATACTCTTCCTCCAAGACAACAACAACAAACTTCGAATTCTTCATCTTCAGAACAACAAAATCAACAACAACGACCACGATCATCTACTTCCTCCTCTTCTAATAATAATCCTCGAACTAATAATTCTAACAATAATTCTCGCCATTCTAATCCTTCTCGTCGTCGCGCTCCTCCTTCTAACATTCAAACTGGACAAATTCCTTTCGACAACAATCATCCACTTCACCACTCTTATATTCCTACAACTCCACTCTACTCTCCAACAACTCCTAGAACACCAACTTCAAGTTTTATTCCTCCTGGTTACGCTTTATTACGTGACACTTTTATTCTCAAACGAGTCTTTGGTGACCTTGGTTCTTACAATCATTTTGGCCAGTACATCTCTAATGCTTTTGGTATGGGTTTACCAAGTGCACATAGACCTGATTACATTTACACCACTTTTAATATGTATGACGGAACTTATCATTTTCAAGTTTCTGAATACAGAACTGGTCATTATCATATTTTTCTTAAAACTACACCATAATTTTTAAAAAAAAAAAAA